TTTCTGTAAATACTTTTGATAGAATTACTGATAGTTCACAACAGTTTCGTAAGTGGACTACGAAACCTCCTTTCAAGAGCCTATTTTCTAAACCAAAGTAGGTTAGAACTATCAGTGATTCTCCCGAAAGTATTTCCAAACTATAATAAAAGTATAATGAAAAGGAGGTGACTTTTATGTCTAATAAAAAAGTCCAAATTAAAAAAGTTAGAAAAAAAGTTAGATTGCAAAAACAAGTCGATAAAAGTCATCCAAAGAAGAAAGATACTCCAGGTTTTTCATTGGAAGCTAGAGAAGCTAAACTAGTTACTATGGCGGTCGACATGGCTGAAGAGCAAATTAAAAATCGAACAGCTTCTTCACAAGTTCTAACCCATTATTTAAAATTGGGTAGTGTTCAAGCACAAGTTGAATTACAGAAATTGAAAAGTGAAAACACTCTTCTACAAGCAAAAACGGAATCTTTAAAATCCCAAGCCAAAACCGAAGAATTATACCAGCAAGCTATAAAAGCAATGCATCAGTATCAAGGTCACAGGGAGGTTGACGATGATAATGACGATTAGATCTTACACCGAGCTTTGCAAATTTCAAACTTATACCGAACGATATGCATATTTGAAGTTAACTTCTGAAATTGGAAAACTAACTTTTGGTTTTGACCGAAGATTAAATCAGGATTTTTATAGATCCATAATGTGGAGACAGGTTCGGGATATTGTACTTACTAGAGATAATGGATGTGATCTCGGAGTTCCTGGTAGAGAAATACATACTCGTCCAATAATTCATCACATGAATCCGGTTATGCTTATCGATTTAGTAGATTTTAATCCTTCAATTTTAGATCCAGAATTTCTGATCACTACGAGTATTTTTACTCATGGTACGTTACATTTTGGAGATAAAAAATCTATTGTAGATGAACTGATCGAAAGAAAAAAAGGCGATACAAAACTGTGGTAAAAATTTAAAGAAAGGATGGTGTCTATGACTGAAAGTATTTTGCTTACTATTAAAAAAGTTTTAGGTTTAAGCACAGACTTGGATAGTTTTGATTTCGATTTGATCGTACATATCAATTCTGTTTTTATGATACTTAACCAACTCGGAATCGGACCTGCGGAACCATTTTCTGTAGTAGATAATACTACTTCATGGAATGATTTTATAGGTGAGGGAACGATGTTAGCCCTTGTAAAATCTTACATGTACTTAAAAGTTAAACTCCTATTCGATCCTCCAACTATAAGTTATTTGATCGATTCTGCAAATCGACAGATTGAAGAATTTGAACAACGATTGGTTATTCAGAACGAATTTATGACCGGCACCGTTGTATAAGGGAGGACATTATGGCTGGTACTGGTTTTAAAGCCCCAACAAATGCAATCACGGTTTCTGAATCCCCATGGTCAGATAATGATTGGACGTCTGTTGCGAATATTTATGGTGCTGGCGAAGCGTCTATTACTGCTGCTACTTATGATAGTCCAGATCAATCTTATGTTATAAAGGCTTACGCATTTGATTTTTCAAGTATTCCTACTGGTGCAACAATTTTAGGTCTAACTTGTTCGATTACTGGAAGATATGCAGCTGGCCAAGGAAGTGGTTCTATAGATTTAGTACAGGTATTAGACACTTCTTTAGCTAAGGTTGGAACTAATATGGCCGCAACTCCAGTGGCTCTACAAACAACATCATCACCTCATATATTTGGAAATGCTTCAAATACTTGGGGAAATTCACTAACTGATAGCTGGGTTAAAAATTCAAATTTTGGTGTAGCTATAGGTGTTGCTGCAACTGCTGCAAATGCTGATGTATATATCGATAGCGTCGTATTAGCTATAGAATATCAATCCGGACAAATTGATCTCGGTTCCGGAAGTTTAACAATAACTGGCCAGGCATTAACCACTACAAAATCCTTGCGAAGTGATTTAGGTTCCGGATCTTTATCTATTTCTGGAAAAACTTTGACTGTTAATAAAATTTATAGAAGTGATTTAGCTTCTGGAGCATATACCCTTAGTGGTTTACCAACAAGTTTTGTAAAATCTATCCGGTCGAGTTTGTCTTCTGGAAATTTTTCAATATCCGGTCAACCACTTGGCATCACAAAATTCATGAGAAGTGATTTAGGTGCTGGCTCACTAATTATTGACGGTAATGCGATCACTTTGAATAGAAATTATATCAGAAATTTAGACGCTGGTTCCTATACTATGGATGGTCAATCTCTAAATCTTGTAAAACAAATTCGAGCAGATTTAGGTCTTGGTAATTTTTCCATAGTTGGTCAAAGTTTAGGTTTAACTAGACAACTTCTTACAAATTTGGGAGTTGGAAGTTATATAATTTCCGGAAAAGATCCTACAGTAACAAAACACATGGTTTCGAATCTTGGAACTTCCGTTTATGTTCTGAATGGAAATACCTTAGGCGTAACTAGAAATATAGTTATTAATTTAGGTTCAAATTTATTCAGTATTGATGGAAAATCCATAGGTTTGGTTAAGAATCTTGTATCCTATCTAGGTAATGGTGTATATATAGTTACAGGTAACGATATTTCTACAACAGTGTACTATCCTAATGTTGAAGTTGCAGAGTTAGATACAGGTCTATACAACTTTACAGGGTACTCCATAGGTCTAACCAAACAACTAAAGAGTTACTTAGATAGTTATAGTTATGGTGTTTCTGGTCATTCTATTGTAGTGCAAAAATCTCAAAACATTGCTTTAGGTAATGGTTTCTATACAATGTCTGGGAATGTTTTGTCACTACAAAAAGCCATTGTAAGTCAACTTGGATCTGGAGATTACACTTTTCTTGGCGCTAATTTAAATACCATTTTATCTATACCATTAGGCGCTGGAGAGTATAATATTACCACTCCAAATGTCGATACCTTCTTCAATTTCGTTAAAGAACTCGGAGTTGGAGGATATGTTATCGAAGGAAAAGTATTAGGATTATTGGTTATCGAACCTTCTTATTGGGTTCCATTTTCCAGGGTTCTTGTTGTGCCAAAAGATGTAAGATATGTTTTGGTACCAACTGATAAACGTGTACTAAATATTCAGAAAGATGAACGTATTTTAAAAATTGAAAACAAAGGAGAATAAACTATGCCCGCTTACGTAAAAATTAATGATTGGGCCGCTAATGAAGGCCATGTTGCAGATTTGGATAATGATACCTTTATGGTAGCCCTTTCCAATACTGCACCAGGATCTGAAAGCACACCTCCAACTGGAGATGGTAACGGTGTTCTCGCCAATGTTACTCAGATTTCCTACACCTACTGCTCCGCAAGATCACTTACACGCGCGAGTTCTGGTCAAACTGGTGGAACTTATAAGTTGGATTTCAACGATCTAACTTTGACCGCTAGTGGTGGTTCTGTTGGTCCATTCCGGTATATCTATATCTATGATGACACCCCAACAAGTCCTGCCGATCCTATTGTTTGTTACTTCGACAATGCTGAGAATCTCACACTTACTGATGGTTCGAGCATCAACTTGGTCTTCAACGCAGCCGGTCTCTATACCAAGGCCTAATCCAGATGACCAATATTATTAAAACTAAGGATCCCGCAGCAAAACTTGATTACTTATTCGACTGGGCACCAAAGACAAATGATGTTGGTCTTTCCGATTGGTTGGAAGAAGGCGAAACAATAAGTACTTACGAAGTAACTGTACCTACTGGCCTAACTCTTGTCAGTCATGCCAAAATCAAGAATAATACTGCGATCGTAGCATGGGTTAGTGGTGGAACTTTAGGAAATACCTACGATTTAACATGCAAAATAACAACCACACCCAACGGACGTATTGATTTACGAACAATTCACATAAAGATTGCAAATACATAAAGGAGATATACAATGGCAAAATCTAATACCATTACAAATATTGATTATTTGAAACCCATTCCCGAAGTACCTATGGTATCAGTTGTACTTACATCTGATCCAGTCAGTCCAATCGGGTCCGCAGATGCTGAAATAACAGTAACTTTTAGAGAACCTGTGACTGGATTTCTTTTGAATAAGGTTAATCTTGATGGAGATCCTACGAGTTTAGGAAGTTTTAGTGGTTCGGGGAAGGTTTACACTTTTGTTGTTACTCCCAATTCACGTCCAGCTAGTTTAACTATAATTGTACCCGAAAATTCCGCTATCAATAGAGTTGGGTATGGAAATAGTGCTGCAGAGTTAGAACTATCATTTACTTCCTAGTAATTAGTAACAATATTTTATAGAAAGGAGCAAATACGCATGGCAAATAATTTAGCACATATTGGCGTTCTTGGCATGCGCTGGGGACGTAGAAAATCACGTGATACCGGTGGTAGTGAGTCTCATAAAAGAAGTCGTGTTCTTATGAAAAAGAAACTTAGCGACATGTCTGATGATGAGATCAAACAATTATCCACTCGTCTACGTCTGGAAAAAGAGTATAAAGAATTGACAAAACGAAACACATCTGCTGCCGAAAAATTTGTTACTGACATTATGCTCAATGCAACAAAAACCACGATCTCAAATCTTTTAGCCAAAGGTACTACCGCATATGCTCAAAAACTAATTGATTATATGCTAGGCAACCCAGTAACAAATGGGGGATAAATTATGTCCCTATCAAATACTGCGACACCCGAGTACTATGAACGATTTAGGCAAAAAGTTGTAAGAGGTGAGATTCCCGTTTGTAAAGAGATATCATTAGAGATGAATCGAATAGATGCTCTCATCGCAAATCCTGCAATTTACTACGATGCAGAAGCGATAAATGGTTTTATATCTTTTTGTGAACAGGAAGCTACTCTAACTGATGGTAGTGATTTACATCTTTTAGATACCTTTAAATTGTGGGCTGAGCAGATATTTGGTTGGTATTACTTTGTTGAACGAAGCATTTATGTTCCAACAAAAAACAACAGAGGCGGTCGATATATTCGTAAACGAGTTAAGAAACGGCTTATAAATAAGCAATACTTAATAGTTGCTCGTGGTGCTGCTAAATCTATGTATGGTTCATTGTTACAAAACTATTTTTTAACAGTTGATACTTCGACAACACATCAGATTACAACTGCACCGACTATGAAACAAGCTGAAGAAATCTTATCTCCAATCCGAACTGCTATAACTAGAGCGAGAGGTCCACTCTTTAAGTTTCTAACAGAAGGCAGCATTCAAAACACAACTGGCTCAAAAGCTAATCGTGTAAAACTTGCATCGACTAAAAAAGGCATTGAGAACTTTTTAACCGGATCTCTTTTGGAGGTCAGACCTATGTCTATTGATAAACTACAGGGTCTGCGTCCTAAGATTTCCACAGTTGATGAATGGTTGTCTGGCGATATTCGCGATGATGTAATAGGCGCCATTGAACAAGGTGCCTCAAAAATGGATGACTATTTAATAGTTTCAATGAGTTCCGAAGGTACGATACGAAACAGTAGTGGAGACACTATTAAAATGGAATTATTAAATATTCTAAAAGGTGAATACATAAACCCGCACGTGTCTATATTTTATTATAGACTAGATGAGATTGACGAAGTTAAACATCCCAATTTATGGATTAAAGCTCAACCTAATTTAGGCATTACAGTTTCATACGAGACCTATCAATTGGATGTTGAAAGAGCTGAAAATGCTCCCGCGACAAGAAACGATATTTTGGCTAAAAGGTTTGGCATACCAATGGAAGGTTATACCTATTTCTTTACTTATGAAGAGACACTACCTCATCGGAAAAGAGATTACTGGAAATTACCTTGTGCATTGGGTGCAGATCTTTCCCAAGGTGACGACTTCTGCGCGTTTACTTTTCTGTTTCCTCTATCAGGTGAATATTATGGTATTAAAACTCGTTGTTATATTTCAGAAGCAACACTTATGAACTTACCTGGTGCTATGCGCTACAAATATGATGAATTTCTATCAGAAGGCAGTCTTCAAGTATTGCCTGGAACCATTTTGGACATGATGGAAGTTTATGATGACCTAGATAAGTTTATATTAGACAACGAGTATGATGTTCGCGCGCTCGGATATGATCCTTACAATGCCAAAGAGTTTGTCAGTAGATGGACTCAAGAGAATGGCGAGTATGCTATCGAAAAGGTGATACAAGGATCCAAATCTGAGTCTGTTCCACTCGGAGAAATTAAGAAATTATCCGAAGAACGTAAGTTAGAGTTCGATGAGTTACTAATGTCGTTTTGTATGGGAAACGCCATAACTCTTGAAGACACAAATGGTAATAGAAAGCTTTTAAAGAAACGCTACGAACAAAAAATCGATAGTGTTGCCGCCCTACTCGATGCTTATATAGCTTACAAAGCTAATAAAGATCAATTCGAGTAGAGATTAAGGAGGTACTGATGTGAGTGATTCAACATCCAGACAAAATCTGTGGTCACGCGTAAGGTCTGCCTGGAACGTATTTAGAAATAACGATACTCCATCCATCCAAGCCCCACGGTTTAGCGATATTGGCATGCGTTCTAGCATACCCACCCATAAGAAGCGCTTAACCGGAGGCAATGAAAGTTCTATTGTTGCACCAGTTTATACGAGATGTGCTATTGACGTTGCGAGTTTAAAGTTACGTCACGTGCGCGTTGATGAGAACGATGCATATTTGGATACCCTCTACACAGGATTAAATAATTGTCTTTCTGTTGAGGCCAACAAAGATCAAACCAGTAGAAACTTTATTCAGGACGTGGTAATGTCCATGTTTGATGAAGGCGTTGTAGCTATTGTTCCAGTAGATACAACTGAAGACATTCGTACACCAGGAACTTTTGATATTCTATCCATGAGAACTGGTCGTATTATGGAGTGGTTTCCAGATCACGTACGAGTTGAGGTATATAATGACGTTAGTGGAAGAAAAGAAATAATCATGATGCACAAAGCACGTGTTGCCATCGTTGAAAATCCACTATATAGCGTCATGAATGAAAATAACTCAACTGTTAAACGACTCATTGAGAAGTTGAATCTACTAGATTCGATCGATCAGCAGAGTGGATCTGGAAAGTTAGATCTTATCATACAATTACCCTATGTTATTAAAACTGAAGCTCGTCGTGCGCAAGCAGAACAACGTAGGGAAGATATTGTAAATCAGTTAACCAATTCCAGATATGGTATTGCGTACACTGATGCTACTGAAAAGGTAGTTCAATTAAATCGTCCAGCTGAAAACAATTTATTGGCTCAAGTTGAGTACTTAACGAGAATGCTATATAGCCAGTTAGGCATGACCGAAGCCATATTTGATGGAACAGCTGATGAGAAGGCAGTTCTGAACTATTACACAAGAACTGTCGAACCTGTTATATCTGCCATATCTTTGGAAATGAAGCGTAAGTTTATTTCTAAGACTGCGATAACACAGGGGCAATCAATAATGCATTTTAGAAATCCGTTCGGCACAGTTACACCAACAGTATTAGCTGAGTTATCTGATAAATTATCTAGAAACGAAGTCGTATCCAGTAATGAAATACGTGCTGCGATCGGTCTACGTCCTAGCAAGCAGCCAAATGCTGATGAATTACGTAACAAAAATATAGCTCAGCCTCAACCGGATGTAACTAATGATGCTAACCTAGAGAAAGGAGATACTACAAATGCCCAATGAGAAATTTGATTTTAGTGGCTATGCTACAAAGCACGGTATCGTGTGTAGTGACGGCCGCACCATTGCAAGGGATGCTTTCGCTCATATGGATGGTCAAACAGTGCCTCTAGTATGGCATCATCTTCACGATGAACCTACAAATGTACTTGGTCATGCTGTGTTAGAAGCCCGCGATGGTGATCTATATGCTTATGGATATTTTAATGACACTCCCAATGGTCAACATGGGAAGTCATTGGTTATGCATAAGGATGTAGTTGCATTATCGATCTATGCAAACAGACTTATTGAAAAATCAAAACTGGTTCACTCCGGTCAGGTTCGCGAAGTAAGTCTTGTGCTCTCTGGTGCTAATCCAGGAGCAAAAATCGATTTCATAAATCTACTCCATAACGATGGATCCGAAGATGTTTCTGAAGAAGAAGCTATCATAACATCTGGCGTAGATATTGAACTTCAACATGAAGAAACAAAAACTGAAGAAGTCAAGACTGAAGAAGTCGTAACTGAAGAAGTTAAGACTGAAGAAGTCGTAACTGAAAAAGTCACAGAACCTGTTGAAGAAGCTGTAGTTCATGCTGAAGATGGTGATACACGTACAGTAAAAGATGTATTTGACACCTACACAGATGAGCAGAAAAAACTTTTGTACGCCCTCATCCAACAAGCTTTAAACAAAGATGAGTTATCCCAATCCGACACAGAAGGAGACACTTTAATGAAAAAGAATGTTTTCGAAAATACCAACGATGGTCCCGCACTCTCTCACGAGGATGCAACCAAATTCGCTACTGCAGTCTTCAATGACATGCAGAAGAACTTGACCTTCAAGGAAGCTTTCATGGCTCATGCTGGAACTTACGGCATTGATAATATCAGCTACCTCTTCCCTGATGCTCAGGCTACTGATCAGCCTTCGTTCTACACCCGCCGCATGGGCTGGGTACAGGGCTGGATGAATTCAACCCGCCACACTCCCTTCAGCCGCATCAAGAAAGTATGGGCTGACTTGACACCCGATGCCGCTCGCGCCAAGGGTTACATTACTGGTAATGAGAAGGCCGAACAGGTCTTCGCATTGCTCAAGCGCACCACCGAACCCACAACCGTTTACAAGAAACAGAAGCTTGATCGCGACGATATCGTCGACATCATTGATTTCGATGTGGTTGCCTGGATGTGGCGTGAGATGGCTTTCATGCTCGAGGAAGAAATTGCTCGTGCAGCTTTGATCGGCGACGGTCGTGTATTCGGCGTCAATGATGATGCTATCGATCCTACCAAGGTTCGCCCAATTCTGGGTGACTCCAGCACTTTCGTGCACTATTTGACCCTCGATGCAAGCGTTACTGACTGGCTCGATGTTATCGATGCCATTCTCAATGCTCGCATTAACTATAAGGGCAAAGGTACCCCCAATTTGTACGTCCCCAATTCAACTTTGATGGGCATGCTGCTCCTCAAGGATACAACCGATCATCGCCTTTACAAGGGCATTTCCGATTTGGCCGCTGAACTTCGCGTGGCTGAGATCATCGAAGTGGATGTTATGACTGGCGTTCAGCGCGTCAATACCAGTCCTGCCTACACCGCCGATTTGCTCGGCATCATGGTCAATCCTGCTGATTACACCTACGGTACCGACAAGGGTGGCAAGATCTCTACCTTCGACGATTTCGACATCGACTTCAACCAACAGAAATACTTGATCGAAACCCGTCTGTCTGGTTCCTTGCTCGAGCCCAAATCCGCTATGGTGATTGAACGCAAGACAGCCTAATCTAAGAGTTCAAAATGGCAAAGTTCTCTGACATTGTTGGCTTTGCCACTCTCGTTGATAGCGGGAATGGCATTATAACCAACCAAATTATTGAAAAAACATATGTTGGCGATCTAATAAGAGATGCTAAACGTTGGCAATCAACCTCTCAGGTAAACGATGACCTCGTTTTATCTAATAGAATCTCGATCATTGCTGATGACTTTGCCTTAACAAACATCCAGGCTGTAAAATATGTGGTCTTAAATGGTACTAAGTGGAAAGTCACTAGTATCGAGTTTGTAAGCCCACGTCTGATACTTACATGCGGAGGTGTGTACAATGGATAGAGAAGATTTTCAAGATATGTTGGAAAGTATTATGAATACTTCCAATGTATTCTTCCAACCACCTCCGGCATTTAAGTTATCCTATCCATGTATAGTTTACAGTCTGGATGACTTAGTACCTCTTAGAGCCAACAATGAAGTCTACAAACTTGGAACCAAGTATCAAGTAACGTATATTGATGCTAATCCAGACAGTTCTGTAGTTATAGATTTAGCCAATCTTCCAAGAGCGCGCTTTATACGAACTTTCAGAGCTGATAATCTTAATCATTACGTATTTACTATTTCAACCTTATAAAGGAGATATACACTATGGCACAAATTATTTCATGGGATGCCTCTGGCGAACGTAAGTTTGAAACCGGTGTCGATCATGGCGTTCTCTATCTGTTGGGCGCCGTTTCCGAAGAATATGATACCGGGTTTGCCTGGAATGGTCTTACCGCTGTAACCGTTAACCCCAGCGGTGCCGAACCCACACCCTTGTACGCCGACAATATGAAGTACTTGAACCTCATCTCTGCAGAGGAATTTGGCTGCACCATCGAGGCTTTCACATATCCTGACGAATTCGCTGCATGCGATGGCTCACTCGAGGATGATACCGCTGTTGGTGTCGTTCTTGGTAACCAGCCCCGCAAGCAATTTGGTCTTTGTTACCGCACCAAAATTGGTAACGATACCGATCCAGAAGCTGGATATAAACTTCATCTCGTCTACGGTTGTTCTGCTTCTCCTTCCGAGAAAGCTTACAACACCGTCAACGATTCACCCGAAGCGATCACTTTCAGTTGGGAAGTTGCAACCACCCCCGTCGTTGTTGCAGGTTATCAACCCACTTCCTATATCACCATTGATTCCACAAAAGCCAATGCTGGTAAATTGGCCGCTCTCTTGGTCATTCTCTATGGCGTTACTGGAACTCCTGATACTGAACCTCGCTTGCCCTTCCCGGATGAGATCATCACTTTGATGACCCCATAATAATCTGATCTGAACAACATGATGAAGCCCCTAGTAGCGATATTAGGGGCTTTAATATCTTAAAAGGAGATAACCCACATGCTTCAAAAGAAAGTTACTTACAAGAATTACAATGATGAAGAAATTACAGAGACTTTATATTTTAATTTGTCTCGTGCAGAAATCGCAGAGATGGAACTGTCCATTCCCGGCGGTTTATCCGATCAACTCACCAAGATGGTTGAGAAGAAAGATGGCGCTCAAATCATGGCTATGTTCAAGGATCTCATTCTTCGTTCTTACGGTGAAAAGAGTCCCGATGGTCGCCGCTTTATCAAATCAAAGGAGATGTCTGAAGCCTTCTGCCAAACCCCAGCATATGATATGATATTCATGGAACTCGTAATGAATCCTGAAGCTGCTGCTGCGTTTGTCAATCAGATTGTCCCACAAGCTCAAAAATAAATAATAAGGAGATGAGAGAATGTTGACTATAAATGTTAAAGGTGCTGAACTATATAACGAGGAAACATCAACCTTCTTTGCTATCGAATCTACAACCTTGAAGCTGGAACATTCTCTCGTCTCTATATCCAAATGGGAATCCAAATGGCATAAGCCTTTTTTGTCTATGGATAAAAAAACTAGAGAAGAAACCATTGACTATATACGGTGCATGACTGTAACACAGAACATTAATCCGGCCATATATAGTTTAATCGATAACGAAGAATTTGAAAAAATAAACAGTTATATCGATGATAAGATGACTGCTACGACCATCACAAGAACTAAAACTTCTGGTCCGTCAGTAGTCGTTACAAGCGAATTAATATACTATTGGATGATAGCTTTTACAATACCGTTTGAGTGTGAGAAATGGCACTTAAATAGGTTGCTAACTTTAATAGAAATCTGTGAGTTAAAGAATAAACCTCAGAAGAAAATGAGTAGGTCTGAGGTGATCGCTAAACAACGAGAATTGAATGCAACTCGACGTCAAGCTTTAAATACAAGAGGATAGGAGGAATATGGCTGGTATATATTTTAAACAAACTGGCGATTTTGAAAAGACTCTGAAGTATCTTGATAAGTTAGATAGTATTGACGTGTTTCGCATTTTACAAAGATATGGAGATCAGGGTGTTGTGGCTTTATCAAATGCTACTCCACTATACACAGGACTTGCAGCATCATCCTGGTCTTATAACATCACAAAAGGTAGAAATGGATATAGTATAACCTGGTACAATAGTGATGTTGAAAATGGTGCAAATGTAGTTATACTGCTACAATATGGTCATGGTACTAAATCAGGAACGTGGGTCGAAGGACGAGATTATATAAATCCAGTAATGAGACCCATATTCGATCAAATATCTGAAAATTTATGGAAGGAGGTAACTAGTTTATGAGTCAGACAATAGATACTAAAGTTGTAGAAATGCAATTCAAGAACTCAGACTTTGACAAGAATGTTCAATCTTCTGTAGATTCTATTAATGGTTTAAAGAAACAACTGAACTTTAGTGGATCTATAGGAAATATAAGTGAACTTACAAGATCCTTAAAGAATCTAAACTTTGACACATTAACTAATAGCGTACAGAGTGTGGCTAATAGTTTTAGTGTTATGGGAATAGCCGGTATTACTGTGATAGCCAATCTTGTTAACAGTGCTCTTAATGCTGGAAAGCAGATCTATAGTGCATTGTTTATAGATCCAATTAAAAGTGGTAAAAATGAGTATGAAACTCAAATGAATTCTATACAAACAATCCTGGCAAATACTCAAAAAGAAGGAACTAATCTAAAAACAGTTAATGCCGCATTGGATGAGTTGAACGCATACTCAGATAAGACCATTTATAATTTTACTGAAATGGCTAGAAATATTGGTACATTTACAGCAGCTGGTGTTAAACTTGACGACTCAGTATCAGCTATTAAAGGTATTGCTAACTTGGCTGCAGTATCGGGTTCGAATTCGCAACAGGCTAGTACCGCTATGTATCAACTTTCCCAAGCTTTAGCAACTGGCACAGTTCGCTTAATGGACTGGAACTCAGTTGTTAACGCAGGTATGGGTGGTCAGGTATTCCAGGATGCTTTAACAGAAACTGCCAGAGCACATGGTGTCGCTGTCGATACCATCATTCAGCAAGAAGGCAGTTTCAGAGACAGTCTATCAAAAGGTTGGTTAACCGCAGATATACTTAATGAAACTCTATCTAAGTTTACTGGCGATTTATCTGCAGAACAACTCAAGACTATGGGTTATACTGATGAACAGATTGTTGGTATTCTAAAACTGGGTAAGACTGCTAGTGAAGCTGCAACAAAGGTAAAAACCTTTACCCAACTTTTCGATACACTTAAAGAAGCTGCACAATCTGGTTGGGCTCAGACATGGCGTATTATCATAGGTGACTTTGAGGAAGCACGCACATTCATGACTGAACTTAATGACCTTTTCGGAGGCATTATAGGATCAATGTCCGAAACTAGAAATGCGCTACTTCAGTCGTGGAGTACAATGGGTGGACGTGCTGCTATGTTAGATACTATTCGAGCAGCAATCGTTAACATTGGTGAATTAATAAAACCAATACGAGATGCTTTTCGTGAGATCTTTCCTCCAGTAACAGCTGTTCAACTATTGAGAATGACTCTTGCCATTAGAGATTTTGTTAAAGGGCTCAAAATGGCACCAGAGACTGTAGATAAAGTTAAACGAATATTCAAAGGTTTATTTGCAGTATTAGATATAGGACGTATGGCATTCGTAGCAATTGGAAAAGGTTTGAGTGGTATATTCAAATCTTTGGCTCCTGCTGGTTCTGGCTTATTAGATCTTGTGGCTAAGTTTGCAGACTATATTGTCAACATTCGAAATGTCATAAAGTATACTGATAAGTTCGGAACATACGTTAGCAAGATAGGTGCCGTAATAAATAATGTTGTCATCTTCATAAAGGAGCTATTTAGTTCCTGGAAAGATGGCTTTAAAGGACTTGATTCCAGTCCAATAACCAAATTCCTTGATAAGTTAAAGGAACGTTTCGCACCACTATCCAAGATAATGGACATGGTGAGTGCTCTTACCAAGGGCATACTTAGTTTTGTAAGATTGGTAGCACCAATATTTATTAAACTTGGTTCGATTATAGGTGATGGAATCAGTGCCTTCGCAAGTCGTATTGCCGATGGACTAAGCAACTTTCAACCTGACGAATTTTTTGATATGCTTAATAGTGGTTTGTTTGCTGGACTGTTATTGGCTATTAAGAAGTTTATTGATAAGGGTTCTGGGATGTTTGATGGAATTTCAGACATTCTCAAAGGTGTAAAAGATAGTTTAGTAGCATGGCAAACAAATTTAAAAGCAGATACTCTATTAAAGATCGCTGGTGCACTGGGCATTATGGCCTTAGCATTAATCGGGATATCGTTAATAGACAGTGAGAGGTTAAGTGCTTCGTTAGGTGCGATGACCGCAATGTTTGTAGAATTGATTGGGGCTTTGGCAGTTCTTGATAAAACTACAAAGTTCTCCATAACAGGATCTGGTGGTGCTGCTGTAGCACTTATTTCAATGGCTTCAGCTATTCTAATTCTGTCCGGGGCTATGCTTAACCTTGGACGTATGGATCCGGTTGAATTGTTACAGGGCGTCGCTGCGGTAATAGCACTAACTGGCATACTTATTCTATCTGCTCAACAGATTTCAAAGAGTTCTGGTAGTATTATGTTGGCATCTGTTGGATTAATAGCATTCTCATTGGCACTTGGAGTTCTATCCGGTGTCGTAAAGAAATTGGCTGAGATAGATACCAATACGTTATTGACTGGTCTCTTAAATGTTGGTGCTCTATTAGCAGGTTTGGTTGGATTTATGAAACTTGCTAACTTTGGACAGTCTGGCATAGTCATGTCCATTGGTATCGGTCTTTTAGCAGGTTCCTTATTGCTATTAAGTGTTGTTGTGGAACGAATGGCTGGCATATCCTGGGAAGGTATTGGTAAAGGTTTGACCGTTATGGCCGGGGCATTATTAATCATTGCTGGCGCCATGTATTTAATACCACCTACGATAATGCTTACAAGTTTAGGCCTTATAGCAGTCGCAGGTGCCCTTGTCATCTTAGCAAAAGCTATGGAAATGATGGGTAGTATGTCCTGGGACGAAGTCGGACGAGGAATGGTTGTTCTCGCAGGGTCTCTTGCTATTCTTATTCTTGGTTTGACTGCCATGTCATCCACACTTGCTGGATCTGCAGCTCTATTAGTTGCTGCTGTTGCTTTGGCTGTATTGGCTCCTCCATTGAAACAACTCGGTCAGATGAAACTCGAGGAAATTGGTATAGCATTATTAGCAATTGCTGGAGCATTAACCGTATTTGGGCTTGCTGGATTAGTATTAACTCCAGTTATTCCTTCATTACTAGGCGTAGCAGCTGCGGTTGCTTTGTTTGGTGTTGGCGCTTTAGCTGCTGGAGCTGGTATTTTAGCTTTATCCGCCGGTATGGCTGCATTAGCCGTATCAGGCGCTGCTGGCGCTGCTGCATTGGTTGTCGTAATCACAAGTCTAGTGAGTTTGTTACCAATGGTTGCTGAACAGGTTGGAAAGGCTTTAATAAGCCTAATCAAAACTATAGCACTAGGCGCCCCAGCTATTATAGATGCCTTGGTTGTCATATTAAGCGGTCTTATCGATGGATTGGTTATACTCATTCCTAAAATCGTAGACGCCGTTATGCTTCTGATCGAAAAAATATATGTTAGTCTATCTGAACGGGCTCCGCTTATCGTTGAGGCTGGTTGGAAAATACTAATGGCACTATTAGAAGGTTTCAAAGCAAATATAGGAGAGGTAGCTGCGATTGGTATCAGCATTGTTACTAATTTAATGGATGCTATATCATTAAAACTACCAGATCTTATAGCTGCTGGATGGAACTTTATATTGTCATTCATAAATGGTTTGTCCGAATCTACAGTTGAGTACATGCCCCAATTGATGGTGTCCCTACAAAATTTAGGATTGTCCATCGTCGAGGGTCTAGTACTTGGTATGGATGCAGGATCCAAAAATTTGAAAACAGCTGCAATTAGAATAGCAACAGAGTTCCTAAACGGATTGAAAGACTTTCTCGGAATTCATTCCCCAGCTGATGCTATGATTCCGCTGGGAACCGATACAATTCAGGGTTTCATAAATGGTGTCGTAAATGCGGCCTCACAATTCCCATCTGTTATTGCAGGGATAATAAGCCGTATGATGATATCCATATATTCTGGAGCGTATCAGTTTGTTCAAGCTGGTATTAAGTTTGCAACAAATATGAAAGAAGGTCTATTATCCAGATTGTCAGAATTACTAAACGCGGCCGTACGTTTGGCTACAACCGTGACCACTGAGATTTCTAATCGTTATAACGCTATGAAAACCGCTGGTCAGAACTTCGTTCAAGGATTTATAAATGGTATCGGCAGTTATCTACAGAATGCAATTGCTGCAGCTGCTAATCTTGCTCAGAGCGTGTTAAATACCGTTTATAATATTCTTGGTATTAAATCTCCCTCAACAGAGATGTATGATGCTGGTATGTATTTGGATAGGGGTTTGGCGAATGGTATACGAGCCTATGGTAATATTGTTGAAACCGAGGTTGGTAATTTGTCAAATAGCGTCCTAGACGGATTCAATGAGGCTATTAGTCAGGCCACTCAATATATGAATGACGACATGAGTCTTAATCCCGTTATTACACCAGTGTTAGATTTAGATGAATTAAAGAAGGGCGGAAAACAAATAAATAAAATGCTTGGAAAGAGCAATGCCTTGGATATAACCCCAACTACAAAGGCGTTATCAACAGTAGCCAAATCAATGGCTCAAACTGGTTCGTCCGTAGTTGCTGGCGAACAGGCACAAGCTACTGCACAAGCTCCCGTTATTCAGTACGTACAGAATAACTACTCTCCCAAGGCTTTGAGTAGTGTGGATGTCTATAGAGAAACACAGAAACAATTAAAGAATGTTGGCTCTACAAGCACCCCATCAAAGACCGGCGGAACAGTATCATATAGTTACGCTAACAAATCAGCGATACCTATATAACATAATTCCTCAAGGAGGTTGAACTATGCTTAAGAAAATAACAGTAACCAACCACTTGGGCGAATCCATTGAACTAGAATTGAAGAAGCCTGAGCTTTCGGGCTTCTTCGTTCTAGGGGTAGATGGACTAGCTCCTCCAAAGGCTTCTATTAATACAACCGACGTGTTATCCGCAGATGGTGCTGTATATAATTCAGCAAGAACCAATCCAAGAAATATAGTCTTAAGTCTTGGCTTTAAGCGTTCAACATCCATCAGTATTGAGGAACAACGTCATTTGACATATAGATATTTTCCTTTGAAAAAAGAGGTTACAGTAGTGGTCGAGACCGACGTCAGAACCGTGCAAATAATTGGTTATGTCGAGTCAAACGAACCTAACATATTCTCAAGATCTCAGGGAACCGTGGTATCCATCATATGTCCAAATCCATATTTCTATTCTGTGGAAGATGTAGATACCATATTCAGTGGTGCCACAGCAGGTTTTGAATTTCCATTTTCTAACGAAGATCTTACCGACCCTCTAATATCATTTGGTGATATTCTAATAAATAGTGAACAAACTGTTGTATATGATGGTGACGCAGAGGTTGGTGTGCTAATTCATATTCACTGTCTAGGACTGGTTGAAGGTTTAACCATATATTCAGTGACTACTAGACAAACTATGGAACTAAATACTGATCGTATAGCAGCCATTACTGGCGGTGATATACAGAATGGTGATGACATTTATATTTCCACTATTAAAGGTGATAAGTATTTGCGTCTCCAACGTGAAGGTATAACCTACAATATTCTAAACGCCTTGGATAGAAATGTGGACTGGTTCTATCTACAACGTGGTGATAACCTATTCACCTATACTGCCACAACCGGTTTGTCAGCTCTACAATTTAGAGTAACACATACTCTAGTCTATGAAGGGATCTAAATATGGACATAATGGTCAGAAATAAAGATCTCGAAATGATAGCTATTGTGGATAAGTTCGAATCTCTGATATGGACTGATCGTTATGATCGGGCAGGAGATTTTCAATTAGTAACACTAGTAACACCAGAAATTTTGGAAACATTACAGGAGGGTTTCTATCTATCAATTAAAGATTCAGAGCATATAATGGTTATCGAAGATATAGCTATTGATTCGGATATAGAACTTGGTAACAAAGCAACATTTACAGGTCGTTCCATTGAAAGCTTTCTTGGGCGTCGAATTATATGGAATCAAACAAATATTGATGGTGATTTCCAAGATTCAATAGAACTTCTTTTAAATGAGAATGCCATAAATCCAACAATAACCGATCGAACCATGACTGGATTGGTATTTTCAACATCTGTAGATACTAGAATAACAGATCTAACCATTAAAGGCCAGTATACTGGTGAGTATTTATATGATGTTATAGCTGGTATGTGCGAATCTAAACAAGTTGGTTTTAAAATGATTCTAAATGCCAATGATGAATTTGAGTTTTCTCTATACGTTGGCGAGGATCGTTCGTACGATCAAGTAGAACCAGCTACCAATCCTTATATAGTATTTTCACCACAATTTGATAACATAATTAAGTCTTCATATTTTGCAACTAAGGCTACCGAAAGAACTGTCACGTTAGTAGCTGGTGAAGGTGAAGGCACAGCCAGATTAACACAGATTGTAAATGGTCCGGACGGTGCTTTAACTGGATACGATCGTCGTGAGATATTTACAGATGCTCGCGATCTCTCAAGAACTACCTCTGGCGGTGAAATGACTGAAGCCAGTTATCTTCAAATGCTTGTGTATAGAGGTATATTGGTTCTTCTTGAGAATCAACCAACAACATCATTTGAGGGAGAAGTTGACGCCACAAGAATTTATATTTATGGTGAAGATTTCAATATTGGCGACGTTGTCCAAACTGCTAATGAATATGGCCAGGAAGGTCGTACAAGAGTTGTTGAGGTGATTATATCTGAAGATACTTCTGGTGTAAATATATATCCCACTTTCAAAACAGTAATATAGAAAGGAGAGTTTACATATGGCATTAACATATGGCTTTTACAATTCGCTAAACGGCGATAGAACATACGATGCTACTCAGATATCATCAATGTTTGATGGTATTGTGACCGATGGTATTTTTGAAAGCATCGGGGATGCCTTTGCCGTGACCGCTTCTACAGGAATGAACATTCTAGTTGGAGAAGGTCGAGCGTGGTTTAATCATACCTGGACAAAAAATGATTCAGCACTTCAGAAAACAGTTGATGCATCTGAAGTTGTTCTAAACCGTATTGATACGGTTGTTATTGAAGTAGATGCCTCCGAGGCAAATCGTATCAACTCCATCAAGATAATTAAGGGTACTCCTGGATCAACTCCAGTTGCGCCTACGTTAACAAATACAACCTTCGTTCATCAATATCCATTGGCCGATATTAGTGTTCCTGCTGGTTTGACAACCATTCTTGCAGAACATATTACCAATCGTATTGGTACAGTTGATTGTCCATTCATTACAGGCATTCTCGAAACCATCGATATGACTTGGTTATTCAATCAATGGGATGGCGAATTTAATACCTGGTTCGATCTTATTAAAGGTCAACTTGGTGAAGATCCTGCCGGGAACCTTCAAAATCAAATCAATGATATTAATACAGAACTTGATGCCGTTGAAACTGGATGGTTGCCTCTAAGTGGCACACCTTCGTATTCTAGTGTGGACGGACCAACAAATGTTATGTCAGTTAGTTCTGATTTAACTGCGATTATATCTAGAGGAATGCGTATTAAATACGAACAAGAGCAAAGTCTTTCTGCATATTGGTCATTTAATACCAACTCCACACCAGATTTGGGTTCTTTCACGATGGGAAATATTGGAACGCCAACATATACTGCTGGAAAATTTTCTAATGCTTTAACTTTAAATGGATCTACACAAGCATTGTCAATTACAGATACCTCTACATTAAAACCGACTGGAGATTTTACAATTGGTGTATGGGCGAAAACTTCAACTAATGGGGTTATGTATGTATTTCAATCTCTTAGTGTTAATGCCAATTTTGCCGGTTTTGCCTTAAGTACTTCATCTGCTATTGGTGGTGTATATTATTGGCGTCTATTGACTGGAAACAATACAGGATCTAATCCAGGAAATTATAGTGAAGTAATTGGAAAAACAAATGCTGCTGATGGTAACTGGCATCATGTCGTTGCAACCGTAAAAGGAAATTATGGTCAATTATATGTCGATGGTAATTTGGAAGGGGCTGGTTATGTTGTACCACCAACATACGCGGGAACAAATTATATACGAATAGGATGTTCAAATACCGCCGGAAGTAATGCATCTTGGTTTAATGGACAAATCGACGATCTGTTCTTTATAAATGGCTATGCACTTGATGAAGCGACTATACGAGATATATACTTAGCCAATACTGCTCAAGGTACTGGCAATTTAACATTAACCAAAATGGGTATTGTAACTAATGTTGGAACTTATAGTGGCGGTGCAACACCCATAACCATTTATAGTGGAACCGACTTTCAATTAGTAAATAGTACTATAAGTAATTTGAAATATTCTCATTGGAAAGTTCCATACAGATTTCCAACATCTAAAAACAAATGGACTCAACACTATACTAACTATTTAACACTATCTCAATCTAGTCCTGGCGTGGACACATGGTATAATATCGGTTCCATGGCCTTGTCGATACCTATAGGTGTATGGGAGGTTGAATACCAAACAGATGCTTTTGTTACTGGCAACGCTGGGGACTCTCAAGTTTGGACTGCACTTTCACCCTCTACATCTATAGTGGTGGATTTAGATTTTATGAGTAGAAACTTGTCACCAATTTACACAACTGGTAAAACTCATGGAAATGTTTTAAGCGCTAGAAAAGAAATAGCATTAGCATCGAAGACTTCTTATTATTTGTTATACAGATACTATTTAACAGCCTCACCAGCTGCTATTGGTTGTACTGGAGCTTTCTTTCCAACTAAAATCTTAGCTCGTTGTAGTTACCTTTAGGAGTTCAAAATGGGAGTCATTTGCGATAAGTTCTTAGCATTTGGAATACCCGTTTTTCCAGAATTATCCAATGAAGAGGCTGGTGAGTTTAAGTTTGGTGATTTGACATGGGAACAGCAAGATTTAATTAATAAGATCCTGTTTGGTTTTCCAATAACATTTGATATCGACTCCGTTATTTTAATAAGTGACGGAGTTGATGTCATTAATATGACCGTAACTGGAGAACCAAACACCATAGTTCAAGTCGACTATACATTTGTAGGTAGTGGAATAACTGAATCGCTTGATTTCACATTGGACGAGACTGGCAAATGGATACAACCTTTTGCTTGTGATACCGGACCTGGTAAGATTGTCTTTACTTGTTCGGGAATAGAAAGGACGGTTAGAATTGTATGAGTGATCAAAAACAAGTAATAGTTTTGACTGATCCTAGAAAAGTTAATAAGGATGCAATAGTGTTAGCACTAACACCTCTAAAAGGACAAGGTGTGAACATGTTGACTCCTTTACAAAAAGATGAACTATTAAAGGTTCTTCTTCAATTACACGATCTTATTGGAAGCGATGGTAAGATTAAGTAAGGAGTATACAATGACTGAAATGGTTACCAAATGGGTAAATCGCTTTACACCATTGTACGCGGATGTAAAAAGAAAAATAAAACAATGCGATATCGTAGCCAAATCAATAGTCAAAGCAACTGGAATACTCGATGGTGCTTACGAACAAGTTCTTTATATTACTCCGAACAAGGCATATATCGGATGGGTTCATACTGATGATTTGGAAAACTACGTACGGAATTTTACATATAACGTTGTGTCTATAGAAGATCAAACTCCAAATCCTTCAGACTTTGAACAATATATTATGTATCAGTCCATAAAGCAGGTTAATATGTGTGGTGAATTATGTGTTGCATATATTACAAATCAGACTTTGGGAAATATCCTAACCAAGTGGAAGCAAGACAATTCTCCAATGTGGAAACGTTTCTTTCAGACTGATCAACCCGCACGTGGTACAACATATAGCGACTTAGCAGAGATTCTGACATTATTTAATTATCCTTCTGAACCTCTTGTTAGTGCGTTATATCAATCACATATTGGACGCGCACGATATACACAGAAAAGTCTTACCGCTCTTCTGAAAAAGGGACATGTTATAATGTCTGTAAGTATAAGTCCTTCATCCGGTCTTATTCAACCAAATGGAGTACTACATTGGATTGTTTTGTTAAATATAGTACCTGAACGAAACGGACAAGGTTTTGTTACGTTCTATAACCCAGCTATGAACTGTATTGAAGGTGCATGCTGGGATGGATTAATGGCATCCGCAAAAGCGCCTTATGGACTATTCGTGCCTGATGCTACGAAAGACCAGAAACACTGCAACATTTTTGTTGACGTTATGAAAGGAGGATAATAGTGCATGAATGAAACTCTATTCGGAGATATCCTTATACCGATTTTAGTTGCATTAATAGCCTCGTCTGGATTTTGGGCCTATTTTAATAAGAAGATAGAACGGAAGACTTTGCAAACCGAGTTACTTATTGGTTTGGCTCATGATCGAATTACGTGGTTATGCATGTATTATATAGGTCGAGGTTATATTACTCAGGACGAATACGAGAACCTCGTTACATATTTGTTTAAACCCTATGAAGCATTAGGCGGCAATGGCTCCGCCCGGCGTTTTATGCTAGAAGTAGATAAACTACCAATAAAAAGTATTAAAGCAGCAACAACAAAAGGAGAAAATTAATAATGACCACAAACATGTTTAACGTATTGAAATGGCTTGGTATCGTCTTTCTGCCAGCTTTCGCAGCCTTGTACGTAGGCCTTGCTAACGTTTGGAACCTTCCTTATCCCGAACAAATCTCTGGAACCATCACTGCCGTTGTCCTATTCTTGGGCATGGTTCTCCAGATTGGCAATGCGATCCGCTTTCATGCCGTTACCGAAACCAATATGTCAATGAGCTTTGTGCCGATCGATGGCGTCCTATTTTCCTCAGGCGTCTACGATGTGATTAAATGGCTTGTACAGATTGGTTTGCCTGCTCTGTCCACCCTATACGTTGCTCTTGCCTCCATCTGGAATCTGCCTTTTGGCCCTGAAGTATCCAAAACTATTATGATTATTGTCGCTTTCTTGGGTTCTTTGGTTGCCGTGAGCTACACCCAGTTTCAGGCATTCCTCAAACACAACGCTATGCTTAGTGCAAAACAGGTCAAATAGGTCGTCCGCGAAAAATACATTTCCTATAATGAAGACAAATTCTTGAAAAGGAGAAAGAAGATGAACCCAATTAAGTTAGGAATTAAAAGTCCGTTTGACACTGAAGTTGAACGTGTTCTGAAACTCATGGAAAGTCTATCACCACAAACTGAAGAGTATGAAGCCGCAGTTAAGAATCTAAAAGTCCTATGTGACGCTAGAGGAGTAAAAACCACTAGAGCACTTAGCACTGATACGATTGTTGCTGTAGCTGCGAACTTGATCGGTCTGTTGTTGGTACTGAACTATGAGCAGATGCATGTTATAACCAGTAAATCATTCGGTCTAATATTCCGAAAGAGTTAGGCCATCAGACTTCAAAATGGGAGTAAAGTCTAAAGAGAGGAGATCTATTAAATTAGGTCTCCTTTCTTTATTTCTTATTATAGACACTGACTATAAAAAATTCCCCGGAGTGAAAAATGTTGGAACCAAAGAAAAAAATTACCATCTATAGTCATGGAGAAATTTATGAAATAGATGAAGATCAATTGTACGAACCTTTTCCAAAACCAAATAAAGATGCGACTTCCAAAGATGACACCAATGATAAAAAACAGTTAGAGGATGCTTCGCGAAAAAAACAAGGTATATAATGAAAAGGAGAAAATCATGTTTGATAAAATCGCAGAAGGTATTAAAAGCACCGCTGGAAAAATCGCAGATACCGATGAAGAAGTAATTAAAGCCGCTATCGCAATAGCTGTTGGAATTGCTTGTGGAATCGTTATCGGTGGTTCCGTACAGTCAATGCTGGATGATGCCCGAACTGGATCTAAGTAACATTAGATCCTTTTTTCTTTTGACTCTTGAAAGGAGATCATATGATAAATGAAATATGTTTCACAGTGTTCGCAGAACCAACCCTCGATAAGTTCTACATTAAGATTGCCATGGACATGCAGGCATTAGCATGGTATCGTCAATTGTTGCCAGAGATTAGATTCTTTGAGTCTCTTCGTGATGAACGTTTCCCGGTTGGTGTTGGACATTCCGATGATGGTAGACGTGTATTTGCATCATGGATTGTTCCAGTATCGTTAGTCACTTTCCTACATGACAAGTACGAGAAAGTCCCATACGCTAATGTCAAATCTTTGCGCATTTATCAGGAGGTCAATTTGCCATGAAGAAGATCGTTCTAAGTGATACAGTCAAAAAGCTAGGACGAACACTCAATAAAAACTCACCAGCTATACTGACTGGTTTTGGTGTATTTGGAGTGGTTACCACAACTATAATGGGCATAACCGCTACACCAAAGGCTCTTCTACTACTAAAGGATGCTGAGTTAAATATAGAAGGCGCCAATGGGCTTCCTATACGTCCACTTAATAGTGTGGAAAAGGCAAAAGTACTGATCCCCATATACATGCCAACCATAGCGATGGGCGGTCTTACAATCTATGCCATATTGTCCGCAAATAAAATCAACGCTACTCGTGTAGCAGCGTTAACAAGTATTCTCACACTTGCCGAACGCAATCTTCAGGAATATCAACATAAAGTATTGGCTAAACTTGGTGAGAAAAAGGAAGCCGTAATAAGGAGCGAAATACTGCAAGATCATATAAGTAAAAATCCACCAAAAGATAACGCTATCATAATCACTGGTAAAGGAGATCATCTCTGTTTTGATGACTTGTCCGGACGATATTTCACAAGTGATATCGAGACCATTCGAAAGATTCAAAACGATTTCAATAAGCGCTTGCTGAATGAAATGACTCTACCTATAAATGAGTTATATTTCGAACTGGGTCTTGAATCCATTCCATTAGGTGATAATATGGGATGGAGTGTTGAAAAGAAAATGCTAGAACTTACGTTCACAGCTAAGTTGACTCCTGATGGTCGGTCTTGTATTGTGCTAACCCATTCAAATCCTCCACAAGCATTGTAACCTCGCGAAAAATACAAAGGCTATAATGAAAACCCATATAATCAAAAGGAGAATATACAATGTTTGCTACAATCAAGTCAAAGTTGCAAGAACCCCAGGTTAAGGAAATCATTATCACCACTGTTGTTAATGTCGCCGCTAGTATTGTGCTAGGCGCCGTTTGCAGAGCTGTTGGTACTGGAATCCGTAACGCCGTAAGTTCCGCAATGAACCTGAACGAAGAGAACGCTGTTGATTCCGCTGAGTAGTTGGAAGAAAAGAGAGTTTAGAGAAATCTAGACTTTCTTTTTGTTTGTTAAAAAATCATATTCATAAAACAAAAAGGAGATATACAATGTTAGAAAAAATTAAGTCCACATTCGCCATGGCTGTTGCAAAGGTGAAGGAAAATAAAGAAACTGTAATTCGTGTTGGTGCCGTGGTTCTTGGTGCTGCTGTTGGAATGGTCGTTGCCGGTATCGTTAACAATGCCAATGCCGAAAACTTCGACGAAGAGAATCTCGATCTTGAACTGCTCGAAGATGAACTCGAAGAAGTTGACGAAGACGACGAAGAAGAAGTTGAAGCCGACGAAGAGTAATTCCTCTCAGTTAGAGTCTCTGGCTGAACATGGACATATTTGGGCATTCTTTCTCCTCCTTGGGTTGGTTCCCCGTCTTCTCCCAAATATGAAGAAAATATCCATGCTGTGACAAATTAAGATCTAAGCCCTGTTCTATATATCTTGAAAGGAGATATACATGTTCACTTTGAAGTTAGTTAAAGGCATTGCAGGTTTCGTCGCATCTATGAGTGTTGGCGCGGTTGTAAGTAATGTTATTGTTGCCACCACACCAAAGAATTTGACAACTATAAACCGCATAGCTGTTGGTATTGGTGGTTTCGTTTTGAGTAGCATGGTTGCTGATGCAGCTAGTGAGTACGTAAAAAATCAGATCGATGAAATCTCCAATGAATTTAAAAAAGCAAAGGAAGATGCCATTAAGGTAGCTGAAGATGCTGCTATAAAAGCATAAAAATGGAAGGAGACCCATGGCTAAATTAAAGTTAGATATTGACGAACTTCCATCAAATTCCATATCCAGTAGAGTCGCTCCTATGAACACTGTGGAAATGAATGAAGAAAAAGCTATTGTAGTTCAGAGCGACGAAGAAGCACCAGTGGTCAAAAAGAAAAAGAAAATAAAGGCCATTGTCGCAAAGCAAAAAGAACCTTCCTTTATGGAAACCTTCTTTGGTGAAAGTGCCAAAGAGGTTATTATGTATGTGCTCTATGATGTATTGATTCCAGCTGCAAAAACCACAATTCAAGATATGGTTACAACCGGTATAGAGATGTTCTTATTCGGTGAAGGCGGAACAGCACCTCGTAGACGAGGGGAAGGATCCCATATCAGTTACAGTAATTTTTATCAGAGAAATTCACGTCGTGATCGAGGATACGGACGACATACATCCTCAGCGTCAAGTAGAATCGACGGAATATCTTTTGAATCTCGTGAAAGTGCTAAAGCTGCATTAGAAGCACTTCTTGATCTTTTCGGAGAATATGATCAAGTATCTGTTGCTGATTATTATGAAATTGTCGGATTAAACGATCGTATTGTATTTACAGATCGTCGCATTGGATGGGAAGAAAATATAAATAGAGCCAGAGTCGTACCTGGACGGAACGGATTCATTATCGATCTTCCTAGACCAAAAGAATTAGAATAAATCTACAAAGGAGATAAGATGAATATTAAAGATATTCAAGCCAGTGCAAAATTTGCAATTGGCAGAAGTTCACTTCTCTTGAAGAAATATAGTCCCGAGATCCTGTTGTACGGCGGCATTGCTGGAATGATTGGCGCTGGCGTATTAGGAGCTCGTGCTACTCTCAAAGCTCAGGCTATTGTTAGTGACACACAAGAGAAACTGAATATGATCGAAGAGGCCAGCAAAAGGAAGCCCGACGAATATGGCTCTGAGGAACGTACCAAAGATCTTGCCATGGTATATACTCAATCTGGTCTGAAGTTCGCAAAGCTTTATGCACCTGCTATCGGCATGGGTGTATTGTCAGTAGCATCTATTCTGTCCTCTCACGGGATCATGAAAGAACGTAACGTCAGTATGATCGCTGCCTATAATCTTCTCGCAACCACATATGAAAATTATCGTGGGCGCATCAAAGAGAAGTACGGCGATGAGGAAGATAAAGACTACCATATGGGTCTTGAGAATCAGGTTATCAAAGAAACTCAATTCGATGATGAAGGCAAGAAGTACAAGACCAAAGAAAAGATCAAAGTCAAAAAGGAACAAGGTGTCAGTGTTTACGCCAAGTTCTTCGATGAATATTCTGCATATTTTAAGAAAGATCCAGCACTAAACCTGCATTTCCTTCGTGCCCAGCAGAACTATGCCAACGATATCTTGAATTCTCGTGGCCATATCTTCTTGAATGAAGTTTATGACATGCTTGGTCTCGAGCACACAAGTGAAGGTCAATTGGTTGGATGGGTCAAGAACACCAAGAATTCCGAAACCCTTGGAGACAACTTTGTCAACTTCGATATATATTCGGTTCGTAATAAGAACTTTGTTAATGCCAGAGAACGTGCGATCCTTTTGGATTTCAATGTTGATGGCGTTATTTACGATCTTATTTGACTCCGAGACGGATTAAAAGCTTGGGGCTCCGGACATTTCTGGCAGGATATAATTAACTTTCCACACCTTTACTGTTATCCGTAGAGGTGTGGATAATTCTATAAAAGGACAAAACAACATGAACAACAAAGTTAGGGCATTTATCATCGGCGGAACAGTCGGTGCAGTTGCCGGTTATTTGATTGGAACTATGATCGTTACTCGTATGAGTGTCTCTATCTCCGAAGACTTCGAACTGGAAAATGGCGAAGGTGGCGAAGAGGATGAGGACGACGAAGCTCAGGATGAGAGTAGTAGTAGAGTATTCAACCTTCTTGGAAAAATGAAGAAGGACGAATCAAAATATACCGACTACGTGAAAATGTATATGAGCGATCAAAAACCCCCCATCGAAGAACTAGCCCGCAAGTATAGCAAAAACGATCCCGGAAATTTTGTGACCTTGACACAGGAAGAGTACGAACAACGACTTGTAAACGATCAGGCTGTGTCAGAGGTAACATACTATACCAAGGATACCATATTCGCAGACGAGAATGATAAAATCATCACAGACGTAGAAGATCTGATCGGCGAAAATGTCCTCAATTCCTTTGGCGATAAATCAAACGATCCGGACATCGTATATATCCACGATCTCACAAAGAACATTGCTTATGAAGTGACACGGCTCAATGCTGCATATTATGGCACTGTGGTCGAAAGCAAAGAGGTCGAACCCATCCGCAGACGCGGCAAGAATTGGGAAGGATGAGGAATCTAAATAATGTCTACTTTAGGTGGCTATATTCTCTAGTTAGTGGTCACAGGATTAGCTACCTAAAGTTGTCAGATCTTCTACATACGATCGAGTTCACTTGGTCTGTACCAAACGATGATAATCGTATTGAAGATGGGCGCGAGCTTCGTGAAGAATTTTTAGAAGTTAACAATATTACTTTGAAAAAGCGAACGCTTGACGAATTTATATCAGATCCAGTTACAACCTTTGAAGTAATGGTTGCTCTCACAAAACGTCTGGAATATATTTCCTCATCCACTCCAGATAAGAGAGAAAAGTTTTATATTGATATGATAAACAATCTTGGCTTGGGATCCTATACAGATAACTTCTCGACTGAGAAATTTCCAGAAACTGCTGAAGAATTGATACGAGAAACTGTGCAGGATATGATAGATCGTAAGTACGATAGAAATGGGAATGGAAGTCTGTTTCCTATCAAACGTATACCGCCCAAAGATATGCGAAAGACTGAAATCTGGTATCAGATGATGTACTACTATCAAGAGAACTATAATTTTTGAGACAGGAGGTCATAATAATGGCCAATAAAGTTCACACCAATATTCCACTGAATTTGCAAAGCGCACTACTCGAGCATCTTCGAAAGAAGAGATTAAAGAACCACAAGCTCCCTCAAATCGGAGTATACTACCCAACCACCCTTGGACTTGGATGTATTCGTGGTCAGTATAATTTCTACAAGATGTCAATCGAACAACATGCATTTCCCGACAGTTTTCTATTAGCCACTTCCGAAGGTATTGTGTGGCACGATATGCTTGAGAACTTGAATGTCTGGGATTCTATCGAAGGCTCTGCAAAAATGAAGATCCCTCTGGATAGCGGAGGTCATATTACCATTCGTGGTAGATATGATGCGATCCGAGGAGACACAGTCTACGACTTCAAAAAGACCAATCGGGTTCCTTGGGGTTACAAACCAAAGTTTAACCATCTGATGCAACTCAACTTCTATATGGAGTGCCTCGGAAAACCCAAGGGTGTTATCGCCTATATTGGTTACAGTGGAAGAGATTTCGTCATCAAAGAGTATCATCATGTACTCACTGATTGGCTGACACAAACATTAATCAACAAAGCATTAACCCTCCACACACATCTTGTAAATGACGTTCCACCAAACTGCACTTGTCGAAACAAGATGCATGAAGTGGAATGGCTGAACTATATGCAAACCAAAGTTGCAGAAAAGAAAAAGAAATAATATATCTCTTGAAAGGAGAACCATGAGCAAGACAAAACGATATCCAACAAAGGTCAAGGTCTGGAAAATTCTTGGAACTTGTGATCCCTACATGTCCTCCCCTGCTACTCAAAAAGGTCATAAGCACTGGCATGGAACCGCAACCAAACCCTCTTACACCAGACCACTTCGCAAGGCAACCCCCGCCCAATTTCGCAGGCGTCATTTAGGTGTTGTCAATCCGCGTAAGTTAGCCAAGAAAGAAGAGAGGGTTAACTAGCATGCCGAAGCCTGTACGTACGAGTGATTATAGGGAGTATACGTTTTACTTCACCGATGGTATTCGTGAAGTAATTCGTGGTTTGTCTCTGATCCATGCCTTTGAAAAAACTCACGGTCATAGTGATATGAGTGATGTGGCTATAGCCCTAAAAGGTCGAGACGAATCGTATAAATGGAATACCGAGACCCGGACTTGGGATCTCAGATAATTCATATACTCGGGTAGCCCAAAGAGAAGGTTGAGCCTGCTCTGCCCGAGTAAACTCTTGAAAGGAGTAAACTATGACGTTCTTGCTGTTGATATTCTTGATAACATTGGTCGGAACCGTTGGCGCAGCAGCCCTATCCAGACTCATATTTGGTCCTGGGATCCTGCGTGAAAAATGGGGCATGGTTGTGTTTGTATGCCTCTGGTTGTTGATCGTATTCTCCGCATTGCTATGCTACACACAAGGAATACTAAAATGAACCCCTGGATGAATGTACTAACACTTATCATGTTCTTTCTGTTCATGTGGTGGGCCGTAGAAAAGGGTCTACCAAACTTCTTTTCCATAGCATATCAAGGTTGGCGAACTGGTTTAGAGTTCTTAATCGCCGTTGGACTGCTTGGTATAGTTACCGCAGTCTTTATATATTTCTACACAGGACTATAAGGAGGCCTGTAATGAATACAATCACTTCAAGACTTGGAAATATTTTTAAAGAGTTCTTTCATAACATCAAAGGAGCTTTTGGCATGCTGCGTTTCCGTCTTCGCTTCTTTATCGAAGAAACCAAGTGGCTTATTGTCCTGCTCTACAAGGCCATATTTGTTCACCGCTTTAGTCGTGGCGATATTGCCCGGGCCAAGATTATTCAGTACGATTATGAATGGCTGGAACCAATCCGCGGCGCCCATATCTCAGAAGGTGTTGATGAGGTCTATTTAGATGAGGCTACCCCAGATCTGCCAAAAATCTTCCAGCCTCGTAAGAACGAGAAAGGCGTAATACTAAAAGAGTTTGCCTTGATACTTGGCTTGTCCGCGATCATTGCGCTTCCAATGTTATATACTGCTTGGTTTAATTATGCTAAGCAAACCGGTCTTGCAAATCAAGTAGCTCAGACAGCCTTGCATGCTGCCCGTCACGATAGTGCTGAGATTTCTGATATTTCCTCAAAGTGCAATGAAAATAATTACAACATGGTTATGTATCGTCCATCCGATCATCGATACGGGTTCATCTGCGACCTAGATGGTATTTTTGTTATTACCATCAAGAACTTCGATGCGGTCAATGTAGACAACTACGGCGACGATATAGTAACCGCTTTCCCACGTAAGTCTGCCAAGACCATTAACGATGCTGCTGGATATTTGGCAGATAAAGGATATCAGATCTTTGTTCCGTAATAACCTCTTGAATCCCACCGATTGCGATGGACTTTCTTGGAACCGTCCCTGGCATATTCTAGACGAGATCAGGGCCCCGTATGTATTCGAAAGAATAGGCGTGTTGTGGGTGGAGTTATTGATGAGTTGATAGCTTGTAGAAACTGAATACTCACAATAGCGAAAGTGGTAGACAAAGTACCACCGATCCCTGGAAGTGCTAGCAGGGAACTGTTTTAATAAAAAGGAGAATCTATGACACTATTAATGTGGATTGGTTTATGTATCGCTTTTCTGGCTATTGTATATGCCGCCTGGAACTATTGGAAGCTTGGTCAGACTGTTGACTCAGTATCCTTTGGTATCCATGCTCAAGAAATATTCCTGTCTTGCTTTGCGGCCACAGCGATCATCACCATAATCTGTGTGATACTACTCACTGCTTGAAAGGAGCAAATGTGATGTTAGATGAAATGTTCTTTTTGTCCCTGCTCGATAAGTTGAAGCAGGATACCGGTCGCAATGTCACAGTGTCGGTTAGGAACTGCGATGACACCCAGACCTATTTGTTCATATTCGCATACTGGGAAGGTGACTACCAGGCCACTTACAAGGTGCACACCCCCAAGGAAGTCTTCCGGACCGCCAATGATCCTGTTGGTATATTTAAGGCGATGTTCGAAGAGGCTACTCGCGTTATCAACAAACGCAATGAAGGAGCGAACCAATGGAATCTCCAAGCGAACTCCAAACTATGATCTTGCGTCTTTTGCGTGGACTGCAGGAATCTCTACCTTGTCCGGTCGAACTCTCCACCTCAATGCCAGAGATGAATCAATTCCGTCTGCACTTCAAAACCACCTATCCTTGCGATCCCCCACGGGCTGTTGACTATGAATATACCTTTAAGTTTGACAGTCTTGAGGAGTATCATATTAGCTCAGGCGATATGTTCCGGGTATTCCTCAATGCCAAGATGACCCTCATGGATAAGCTCGATCAAGTTATGCTAGACCTTGAGAATGGAAAAGAAGCATGATCACAATAGCTATAGTATTAGGAATAGCCAGTCTGATCGTCCTGGGTTTGGTTGTCTCAGGGGCTCTTGCCGGTGTTCTCTTCAAGCCCGCCTATGAGAAGTACAAGTACGCCCAGACGCTATTTGCCAGTATCTGGTTAATGATCGTAATCCTGGTCGGACTCTATTTTACGGTCAATTTATAGTCTAAACCGTCCTTACAAGCCTGTTACAGTTTCGAAAAATAAGTGTCACAAAGTGCAAAAAAGTGTAACAGAAGCTAGGCAGACTTGTAAGGACGACCGGCAATTTGACCGAAAAAACGGTCAAAACCCAGTATTTTGTGACACCTTGTTACACTTTTGTTACACTTTTTCGGACAAAGTGTAACAGAAAAAAAGGCCATTTTAAGAAGGGATTTGGCCCTAAACAGGGGTTTTGTTACGAAAAAACAGAAATTTATCCCCTAAACTTTATGGGGAGAAAATACATATATAAAAGTTTTTTGTCCGATTTTCCACAAAAACGTAACAGAACCCAAAAACCGCTTGAAAGGAGGCTTATGGATTTCTACAATATCCGAACCCGCACACCCAAACCTGGGGTGATTGAAGTATATCCCGACTTTAAAGTTACTCGGTCTAAAGATCTTATGGTCCGAGGCAAGACTTTCTATGCTGTCTGGGATGACGACAGGCAACTTTGGTCTACCGATGAGTATGACGTCCAGCGTTTAGTCGATAGGGACCTGTTAGAATACCGAAACAATGAACTTGCAAACAAAGATGGTCTAATAGTTGTCAAAACTATGAGCGACTTTTCCAATGGAACCTGGACACAGTTTAGAAATTACCTTAATCATATATCTGATAACTCACACTTGTTAGACGAAAACTTGACTTTTGTAAATACTGAGGTTAAGAAGACAGACTATGTTAGTAAACGATTGCCATATCCTTTAGAGGCTGGCAATATAGATGCATATTCTGAATTGATGTCTACACTATATGATGAGGAAGAACGTGAAAAACTTGAATGGGCTATCGGCGCCATTGTATCGGGTGATTCCAAAGATATTCAGAAATTCATTGTGTTATATGGTGAGGCTGGCGGTGGTAAATCTACCTTTTTAAATATTCTACAAAAACTCTTCCAGGGTTATTATACAACCTTCGAAGCTAAAGCGCTAACCTCTTCATCCAATTCATTTTCCACAGAGGCTTTCCGAACAAATCCTTTAGTGGCTATACAACATGATGGAGATCTTTCCCGGATAGAAGACAATACTAAACTCAATTCAATTGTGGCTCATGAAGAAATGGTTATGAATGAGAAATACAAATCAAGCTACACTTCGAGAGCTAATTGTTTTCTATTTATGGGAACTAACAAACCAGTAAAGATTACTGATGGGAAGTCCGGAATAATTAGACGTCTTATCGATGTCCGAACATCCGGCCGTAAACTTCCACCAAAGAGATACCAAACCCTAATGTCACTTATAGATTTCGAATTGGGAGCTATTGCGAATCACTGTCTCGAATTATATAGAGAGATGGGCAAGAATTATTATTCTAGTTATAGGCCCGTAGATATGATTTTGCAGACAGATGTCTTTTATAACTTTATAGAAGAAAACATATATTTCTTTAAGCAAAAGGATAATACTACATTGTCCCAAGCCTACGAGATGTATAAGACTTATTGCGATGACTCCAATGTAGATTTCAAATTACCTCGACATAAATTTAGGGAAGAGCTGAAGAACTATTTCAAAGACTTTAGTGAGGTTACCAGAATTGATGGTAAACAAGTTCGGAGTTTCTATTCCGGATTTTTAGCTGATAAGTTTACATCCACATCATATACAGATGTTGATGAACCACCTTCAGCATTAGTTCTCGATTCCGAAAAGTCTTACTTAGATACATATTGCGTAGATTGTTTAGCACAGTATGCATCTATCGATGAGGTTCCATCCCACAAGTGGGTTAATGTCGATACAGTGCTTGGTGATATAAACACAAGACTATTGCACTATGTAAAACCACAACCAAACCATATCGTAATTGACTTCGATATAAAGGATGAAACTGGATCTAAGTCCACAGAACGTAATTTAGAAGAAGCGTCTAAATGGCCCCCTACCTATGCGGAATTTAGTAAAAGTGGTCATGGCATACATCTCCACTATATTTATGATGGTGACACATCACGTTTAAGTAGAGTATATGCCGATGGAATTGAAATAAAGGTCTTTAATGGAGATGCTTCATTAAGACGCAAGCTTACTAAATGCAACACTATACCGATAGCGCATATAAATAGTGGCCTGCCTACGAAAGGAGACAAGATGATTGATGCTAAGACTATAGGAAGCGAAAAAGGTCTTAGAGAACTGATCGAAAGAAATCTTCGAAAAGAAATACATCCAGCCACAAAGCCAAGTATTGATTTCATTTATAAGATACTTGAGGATGCCCACACATCAGGCATTAGATACGATCTTACAACAATGCGTCCAACAATACTCAATTTTGCAATGAAAAGTTCTCATAATGCAGAGTACTGTATTGATGTTGTGTCTCGTATGAAATTTTCTTCGAGTCATGAAGATCCGGCTCAAGTTGATGACAAAAAGTATGAAGAGGCTCAGATAGCTTTCTTTGATGTTGAGGTATATTCCAACCTATTCTTACTATGTTGGAAGTATCCCGGAGAAGATACCAAACCAATTAGAATGATAAATCCCGAACCTTGGGAATTGGAATCATTGTTCGCTATGCGGTTGATTGGATTTAACAATCGTCGGTATGATAACCATATTCTCTATGCAAGATATATTGGATATAACAATCAACAACTGTTTGAGTTAAGTCAAAAGATAATTGCCAATAGCTCTAATGCTATGTTCCGCGAAGCCTATAACCTATCATATGCGGATATCTATGATTTCTCTTCGAAGAAACAAAGCTTAAAGATGTTTGAGATTGAACTTGGTCTAGTCCACAAAGAATTAGATATTCCATGGGATAAACCCGTTCCCGAAGATCAATGGCATCTTGTTGCTGAATATTGTGATAATGATGTTATAGCATCTGAAGCAGTATTTTATGATCGTAAAGAAGATTACAAGGCTCGACAGATTCTCGCTGAATTAAGTGGTCTTACAGTTAATGACACCACTCAAATGCACACAGCCAAGATCTTATTTGGTAATGCGGCACGCCCACAAGATAAATTCGTATATACAAACTTAGCACTACAATTTCCAGGATACAAATTCGATAACGGTATTAGTACCTATCGCGGAGAAGAGACTGGAGAAGGTGGCTATGTGTATACAGAACCTGGTATATATACTAATGTGGGTTTATTGGATGTTGCATCTATGCATCCATCCTCGATCCTTGCGTTGAATCTTTTTGGTCCATATACTCCTAGGTATAAAGAGTTGCTAGATGCTCGTTTGGCAATAAAAAGAAAACAATACGATGTGGCTAAAGGATTATTAGGTGGTATATTGTCTAAGTATCTTGACGATCCATCTGAAGCCGCTGCATTAGCATACGCATTGAAGATACATGCATTAAACATTGTATATGGACTTACCGCTGCCAAGTTTGACAACAAATTTAAAGATCCACGAAATAAAGATAACATTGTTGCTAAACGTGGTGCCTTGTTTATGATCGACTTAAAGCACTATCTACAAGAAAAGGGTGTTCAGATTATACATATCAAAACGGACTCTGTAAAGATACCGAATATTACTCCTGAAATAATAGCCGATGTTAACGCTTTTGGTAAATCATATGGCTACGAGTTTGAACATGAAAGCACCTTTACCAAGATTTGTTTGGTTAACAAAGCTGTTTACATTGCAAAAGATAATAAAGGTGAATGGCATGCTACTGGAGCCGAATTTGCACATCCTTACGTTTACAAGACCTTGTTTACGAAAGAACCCATATCCACCTTTGACGATCTTCCAGAAACAAAGAATGTTCATGGCGGAGCTTTGATGTATTTAGATTTTAATGAAAAGCTTGGCGAAGAAGAACATAACTATAGTTTTGTTGGAAGAGTTGGTCGATTCCTCCCAATCAAAGACAAGAAGGGTGGTGGACATCTTTATAGTTTTAAAGATGGAAAATACAATGCCGTTAGTGGAACTAAGGGTTATAGATGGATGGAAGCTGAAGTCGTAAAGAGTCTTAAAATGGAAAAGCATATCGACATGTCATATTACACAAAACTTGTTGATGATGCAGTTGCTCATATATCCGAATTTGGAGATGCGGAGGCATTCATTGATTAATCCACCCCCCGTTCCAGGAAAGCGCTATATATTTCCTTTGGTTGTTGAGGATTTGTTAAAGAGAGAGGCCATAGGTATAAAGACTTATGGCTCTTCTCTACAATCCCATAACGGTCGTAATGCATTGCAAGATGCCTATGAAGAAGCATTAGATCTTGCCGTGTATTTAAAACAAAAAATAATTGAAATGGAGAACACATGATCAAAAAGTCTACAAACAAAAAGCGCCTTGAACAGCCAGAACTCCCAGCAGTAACAATTCGCAATGCAAGAATTGGTTTCCGTAATTTCTCAGGAAAAGAAACCCAGTTCAATGCTGCTGGTCGACGCAACTTCTGTGTATTTTTAACAGGGGCAGATGCTCAAAGTCTTGATGAGAATGGCTGGAAGGTTAAATATCTTAAGCCCCGCGAGGCTGGTGATCCCGAACAGCCCTACATTCAAGTCACCGTTGGGTATAAAGGCAAGCCACCAAAGATTTTGATGATAAGTGGTACCGCGGAAACATATCTGGATGAAGATACTGTTAAGATCCTTGACTGGGCAGATATTGATAAAGTGGATCTCGTCTTCCGTCCTTACGCTTGGGAGGTGAATGGTTCCACAGGTATCAAAGCATATCTCAAATCGATGCGAGTAACATTGGTACCTGATGAACTTGAGTTGATGTATCATCCCGCTGGCGAGTCTAAGAAACTTGCTAAAGAAGATGGACATTAAATTTAGAGACTATCAGCTAGATGCTGTGAAACGCTTACGAACCGGCTCCATTCTTCTGGGTGGGGTCGGTTCTGGTAAATCTATTACTGGGTTGCTCTATTACTACACTAGAGTAGCTGGTGGTGTTGTTGGAAAGACATTTAGAGATATTGGTGGAATAACTAAACCAATAGATTTATATATAATAACAACAGCTGCCAAGCGTGATAGTCTTGAATGGAATGGAGAGTTAGCGCATTTCATGTTATCTCCTGGTAATGAGAATCAATTGGATATCAAGGTAGTTATTGATTCTTGGAATAACATAAACAAATACAAGGATGTAACAGGCGCATTCTTTCTATTCGACGAACAACATGTTGTGGGTTATGGCCCCTGGGTCAAATCTTTTATCAAAATTGCCAAACAAAATGAATGGATATTGGCAACGGCTACCCCAGGAGATACGTGGTCCGATTATCTACCCGTATTCATAGCAAATGGCTTCTTTAAGAATAAGACACATTTTGGTAGGGAACATATTGTATACAATACATTTACAAACTATCCAAAGATTGATCGGTATATAAATACTAGTGTCTTAGAGAACTATAAGAAGCAAATCCTGGTAGCAATGGGGTATGAAAGTGAGACCTTTAAACATTATATAGATTTGCCAGTGGTTTACAATCCAGATGAGTTTTACAAAGTTAGAATTGATCGCTGGAATATCTATACGGATGAGCCCATAAAAGAGGGCAGTGAAGCTATGTATACTATGAGGAGAGTTGTAAATTCAGATCATAGTAGATTGGAGCAGATTTGCGAATTAGTTACAAAACACTCAAAATTAATAATATTCTATAATTTCGACTATGAATTAGAGATACTGCGACAACTAAACGATATTTTAGAATTTCCGGTAGCAGAATATAATGGGCATATTCACGAAGATATCCCACAATCCGAACACTGGATTTACCTAGTTCAGTACACAGCCGGATCTGAAGCCTGGAATTGCATCGAAACAAACGTTGTCGTGTTCTATTCTTTAAACTATTCATATCGATTAATGCATCAAGCTGCGGGCAGAATTGACAGAATGAATACTCCTTTTAAAAATCTTTATTACTATTATCTGATTAGTGACTCGGATGTTGATAAACGGATTCGAGCAGCCTTAAAAGATAAAAAAGATTTTAACGAAAAGAAGTATTTGGAAGAAAACCGGTTAAATTTCTGATTCGCACTAAAAACATAGCATATAATGGAGAGGGTTCCTTTTTTATTTATTTTTTATTGGTTGATTTTTTAAAGGGACCCTCTATTATTATTTGCGATTTCTTTTTGAAAGGAGTAATCGCATGGCAGGTGAAAACCGCTTCGAACATCATATAATTAAAAAGCTACGTTTGGCTTATCCTGGTGCTGTCATAATTAAAAACTATGGCAATTATTTACAAGGATTTCCAGATAGGCTTATTTTGTACGGCCCACATTGGGCAGCTTTTGAGGTAAAAGCAGATTACAGCTCCTCACACAGACCCAATCAGGATTTCTATATCCAAAAACTAAATCGCATGTCTTATGCGAGCTTTATTTATCCCCAAAATGAATTGGAGGTTTTGCATGCGATTCAACAAACATTACGACCTGGAAGGTGAACATGCTTTTCTAGGAGGAAGTAAATACCATTGGGTTAATTACGATCTCGATAAAATACTTTCAGCCTACACCAAATTTCAAGCTGTCCAAAGAGGTGTTGAATTACATGATTTTGCCTCACGTTGTATACAACTTGGACAACGTCTTCCCAAAACAAAAAGCGCTTTGAATCGTTTTGTTAATGATGCTATTGGTTACAGAATGGAATCTGAACAACCTTTAGTATATTCTCCAATTGCTTTCGGTACTGCAGATGCTATTTGCTTTCGTGATAATATTTTACGTATTCACGATTTGAAAACAGGCGTGTCCAAAGTATCAATGAAACAGTTGGAGATTTACGCAGCTTTATTTTGTTTGGAGTACAATATAAAACCGCACGATATTCGAATATTGCTTCGTCTTTATCAAGGAACTGATGTCTATGGTCATTCTCCAGCTCCACAGACTATTGACATTATCATGGATAAGATAAAGATATTTGATAAAGGAATCACTAAACTAAAACAAGAAAGTGAGGAGTAATACCATGAGTAGGACTATATTGACTGATGTGTTAGAACATATCGGTACCAAACGACACTCAGGGCGTTACCCTTGGGGGTCAGGAAAAGATCCGGAACAACGTGGAACCTCTTTTCTCGGTTATGTCAATCAGCTGAGGAAGCAAGGGTTGTCGATGACTGAGATTGCTGAAGGTATGGGGATCTCCACTACAGAACTCCGCAATAGGCGGACAATTGAACGTCAACGGGAACGTGCAGAACTCTCTAGTTTTGCGCTTCGACTTAAAGAAAAAGGTATGTCGAATACTGCAATTGGCGAGCGTTTAAAGCTCAACGAGTCAACTGTACGTTCCTTGTTGGATCCCGCTGTTCAAGCCAGAGCTGATATTTTAATATCCACTTCGAATATGCTTCGTTCAGCTGTTGATAAAAAGAAGTATATCGATGTTGGAGCAGGTGTTGAAAGAACTATAGGTGTTAGCAGAACTAAATTAAATGCTGCTATATCTTTGTTAGAGTCTGAAGGATATACATTAGAAACCATCTACTCAAAACAACTTGGAACTGGTAAATATACTGGTGTTAAAGTATTAGCAGCTCCTGGAACTAAAAAAGAAGAAATATCAGCAAACAGAGATCAAATACGCTTAATTGAAGATCATACTGTAGATAGTGGACGAACCTGGTATGGATTAGAACCAATTAAAAATGTTAGTACTGATCGCATATTAGTTCGCTATCGTGAAGAAGGTGGGCTTGAAAAAGATGGTGTTATAGAATTACGTAAAGGAGTCGACGATCTGGATATGGGTCAATCAAGATACGCTCAAGTAAGAGTTGGCGTTGATGGAACTCATTATCTTAAAGGTATGGCCATTTATGCAAAAGATTCCGATTTTCCAAAAGGAAAAGATATAATCTATAATACTAACAAACCTAAAGGCACCGATGTAAAAAAGGTGTTTAAAGAAATGACAGATGATCCTGATAATCCTTTTGGAACACTTATTAAGCCAAATGGACAAAAGGGTGCATTGAATATGGTATATGAAGAAGGAGACTGGGAAAAGTGGTCGAATACTATTTCGTCTCAAGTGTTATCTAAGCAACGACCCGAGTTAGCAAAGAAACAACTAAAGATAGCATTGGATATGAGAAAAGAAGAATATGATGATATCATGTCCATCACTAATCCCACAGTAAAAGAACATTTATTGCGTTCGTTTGCTGAAGACCTAGATAAAGCTTCTGTAGATTTAAAAGCTGCAGCCATGCCTAGGCAATCTTCTAAAGTAATATTACCTTTAACATCACTAAAAGAGAATGAGATCTACGCACCTGGATATCGAAATGGTGAGAATGTAGTATTGATTCGTCACCCACATGGTGGTATATTTGAAATACCAGAGTTAGTAGTTAACAACAAGAATCCAGATGCTAACGCTCTGTTTCATAATGCAATAGATGCCGTTGCCATTCATCCAAAAGTAGCAGGAAAGTTGTCAGGTGCAGACTTTGATGGTGATAGTGTCTTAGTTATACCTAATCAGAATGGTGCTATAAAAACTGCTCCATCTTTGAAAGCTTTAAAAGATTTCGATACTAAAATATCCTATCCCGAACATCCTGGAATGAAAGTGCTCACAAAGGAAAGCACTCAACTCGAGATGGGTAAAATTTCGAATCTAATCACAGACATGACAATTAAAGGAGCTAGTCATGATGAGATAGCTAGAGCAGTTAGACACTCCATGGTTGTTATTGATGCTGCAAAACATAGATTAAATTATGAACTGTCAGCACAAGATCATGGCATTGCATCATTAAAGAAGAAGTATCAAGGTAGTGCTACATCTGGTGCTACAACTTTGATATCACGTGCTAAATCTCAACAGCGTGTTTTGGAACGTCAAGTTACTTACACTATAGATCCTAAAACAGGTCGAAAGATTTATAAAGAAACTGGAAGATTAGTTCCTGATAAATTTATAGTTGTAAATGGCAAACGCATTCCTGCACCAGATGCTAAGATGATTAGAAAGCAACAACTTTCTACAAAGATGGCTGAGATTGATGATGCACATAAGTTGTCATCTGGTAGTGAGATTGAGAGTATATATGCAGATCATGCCAATGCACTTAAAGCATTAGCTAATACTGCTAGGAAGAACTCCACTACATTAACTCCCATTAAGTACTCACCTGATGCACACAAAACCTATTCCCAGGAGGTGGAGCAATTAAAGTCCGCCCTTAATATTATCATGCGTAATAAGCCTAATGAAAGACAGGCCCAGCTATTAGCTAATAAAGTATACGCCGCCAAGATTCAAGCGAACCCTAATTTAGATAAGAAGCAAAAGAAAAAGATTAAAGGACAAGCTCTTACTGAAGCAAGACTTAGATCTTCGGCTAGTAAACTAAAGATAAAACTAACCCCCAAACAATGGGAAGCTATACAAATGGGAGCAGTGTCCAATAATGTTCTAAAAACTATTCTTTTAAATGGTGATTTAGATAACATAAGAGAATACGCTATACCAAGAACTAAGTATAAGATGACAGATGCTAAGATAGCTAAAGCTAAGGCAATGCTTGCGTCAGGCTACAGTATTGGTGAGATTGCAGATGCAGTTGGTGTTAGTGTCACTACTATTAATGAGACTACTCATTAGAAAGGATTATTTAAATGAATACTAATAATAAACCAACTATGCTAACAACAACAGATAATCCTTTTAATCCATTTACAGACTTTGATAGATGGTATGCTTTTGACACCCAACAAGGTTACAACACTTGTGGTCTACTAGCTAGGATTGCTGTTGATTCGCCTGAGCTTAGCGAAGCTGATCGTATCATTGCAATCAAAAATGCAATGACATCCATTGTTGAATTGAATGTTTTTGGTAATCACATTATTGTTACAGAAGATTCAAGTCGATTTAAAAAAGCTTAGCAACGTGAAGATATAATTTGATATAGGGGGAGGGTCCCTTAAAAG